CACATCGGCGATCACCACCTTGATTATCTGGGCCGGCTCTGCAACGCCGCGGGCCATTAAGTCCCTCGCCGTGCTGGTGTCGTCAATTTCTATGACCTCGCCGGTCTTAATTCCGTTCCAGGCTGTTAGCAGCTTGATTCTCATAAAGACCTCCCCGGCCCCGGCTCGTCACCGGGACCGGGTTGGGTTAAGGGTTACGCGATTGCGGAGATCTTATTCTCCTGCGGGTAGCGGTAGCCGCTCAGTGCAGCGATGACCGCGCCGCCGACCGCGTCGGCGGCCACCTCGGTAGCGACGAGCTGAACAAATTGATCAGTGCCACTCAAATCCTCGGCCTTGACGCGGCAGAGATAGATCACGTTGGCCGTCGTGGCCGTCGTGAAGCCGGAGGTTGTGGCTGCCGTCCAGTCGCCCTCTGTGTGGGCGGCCGTGCCGGTGGTAATCAGCTTGTACTCAAACACGATCGCCGTTTGGGTCGTTCCGTCTACATCATCGCACGAGTTGACGACCAGAGTTGATGTGCCGGTCCCGCCGGCGCCACGGTACACGATGAACGTGCACTCGGAGGCGTTGGCCAAACTGATGATGTCGCTGGATTTCGTGCCGGCGTAACTGTTGCCGGCCGCTGGGCACGGGATCGCTTCGACGAAATGGACATTATCTGCAAGGGTCATCTGCCATCACCTCCTTTCTAGGCGCCACGGGTGGCACTCAGGGTAACGAACGGGCTTAGCGTATTCGATCCCTGATACGGGGTTAATGCGCTGTTCCACCAGGGCTGACCGTCAACCCGGATACTGGCGCGGTACACGTTCTGATCGTAATCGAAACGCAGGTGCTCACTGACCGCGCCCTGTACGCCGCCCTTCGTTCCTAGCAGGTACTGGGACAGGTCAGCGAAAATCACATCACCGGCCGCCGCCAAGGTGCTTGCGGCCTCGATGGCAAGCACCGGCCGACCCATCAGGGTTGCGTATGGCGTGCCGGAGAGCCCGTTCGCGGGCAGGTAGGCGGGCGCGCCGCCGGTTCCGATGGCCAGGGCCATCGAGAACAACTGCGGTTCTACATCCTGGTTGATCAGCCACACGGCGTTGCTGCGTGACCGTGCAAACATGCGTGACCACAGGTTTACGATATCCTCGTAAACCACCGAGCTGGCCGTATCGCCATCGACAGAGACCAGGCATGGGGCATTCAGGATGCCCAGGCACTCGCCTGCGCCAGTGCCGCGGATGATCTCCTTGTCCACGATGAACGCCAGCTCCTTGCCGGCCAGGCGGGCGAGAAGTCCGGCGATGCTCGTGAAAGCGTCGTCGTCCAGCTCGTCACTGACGTAGGTCAGCGTGCCCTTCTTGGACGGCTCAAGCTTGACCATGCGGATCTTGGGATTGCTCAGCGTGAACTGGGCGCCCTCGGCCACGGTATAGCCGCGTTCGCCGCCGTACCTACTGCCATCCACCCGGCTGGTCTCATCGATCGCCGGGATCTTGACCAGCTGACCGGTGATCGGCACCTGCTGGCAGCGGGCCGCCACGATGCCCTCTTCGTGCATGATCTCAAGCACCTGGCGGCGGTAGTCCTCTGGTGCGAGGAAGCCGCCCATGGCGTCGATACCTTCCTCCATGTGGCCGGCGGTGAACTTGAGGTATTCGCCCATCTCCCGGGTCATGCCTGTGGTTCGGCATGCCCGAACGTGTTTCAGGAAGTCGCCGGCACCTTTGAAGCCGCCCATCTTCTTGAACCGCTCGGCCTCCTTGACCTCGACCTGCGTTGCCGTGATCGCCTTGCGAACGGGCTTGTCCAGATCCAGCTCCTTGACCACATCGCGGACGGCGTTCTTGATGTCGTCCGCCGTGGTGGAACTGGTCGGCTCGCCCGCCTGTACGACGGTCTTGGTCGCATTGTCCGAGGTCTCGGAGTAGTCCTCCGCGGTCCCTTCGTCCTTGAGCTGCTTAGCGGTAGCCGGATCGACTTCGATGAACTTATACTGCCCAGGCTCGTAGGTCACGCCGTCGTGTTCCCACGCCTTGAGCAAGCGTATTTTGACCATCGTTGTGATCCTCAATAACGGTTAACACGAATCAGCGGATGCAAGTCTCCAGCCGGCTTGTGCCTGATGCCTCCAGCACGGCGCGTGTGCCTGGCATCTCCGGCGGCCGTGCCTGACAGGTCAGCCGCTACATAGCCTTTTCCTTCGTGGCGCCGGCGTTCGTGAATCCGGCAAACCATTTTCGTTTTCTCTCTGGCTTGCGCCCGGCACCATCTCGCCGGCCGCCGTGGTATATCCAGTCATCCTCCGGGTCACGGTAGTATTTGCATTCCCAGCAAATGCGAATAACGGCATTCCGGTTGTGGAAGCCCCGGTGTACGCTGAATTCCTGATTGCACCGCAGGCAGATCACGCCTTTCTGAACCTGGGCCGGCCCCGGAGTTTATCAAATGCGTCCTGCACCTCGCTCCTGATCCACGCCTTGGACGGCGGGCCGGGCCGTGGTGCCGGTCGTGCTTCGGGCGGTATTCGCAGGTACTGCGGTGCGGCGATGGTGGTCGGCGCCTTGATGATGACCGGCTCGCGGGATGGCTCTAGCGCCGGAACCTTGTGGTTCAGTTTCAGTCGCTCCATCATTCTATCGCTAATCTCGAATCCCTTGCCCACCGCCTGGATCAGCGCTTCGGCGTTGGATGGCACCGGGACCACGCTAACCTCAAGTAGGTTCCACTCCCTGAAGATGGTTCGTGCCGGCGCCCACTCGGGATGGGCCTTTAGTTCCTTCTCGCTTGGCGGGCCGAAATTATCCCCCACCGGCTCGAACCCTATACTGACCGCGTTGAGAAAGCCGCCCCGAATGAGGTCAAAGACCTCCTGGCCCATATCTGTCGGGGCGGCGCGGGCTTTCATGATCACCTTGCCTCGGGATTGCTTGATCCACAGCGCCTTTGCAATCGGCGGCGACTGGTAGTTGTGCCCGAACGGAACGACCGGGTTCTTCATGAACTGGTTAAAGTCGCCGCCCTTCGGCAGTACCACCTCTCGGTCGCGGTCAACGATCCCGGTATTGATGACGGCCGTGAATGTGTTCTCCTCGCTGTCGACCTCGGCCTTGCACTCGTAGCCCTTGTGTCTGATTTCGTCGTCGAACACTGCTTGTCCTGTGCTGTCGGATTCAACTGTCTGTGGCATTATCTAATCTCCCTGCGTGTCCGTAGACGGCGACTGCCAAGAATCCCAGGCCGGCCACGATCATTGCCAGGCCGGGCGATAGCAACCAGAACCCGGCAACGGTGAGGACGCTGCCCAGCAGTGCGAGCACATAATACACATGCCACCAGGCTGACCTGCTACTCTGGTAGGACGACGCACATGCAGTTGGGATGCAGCGGCGGGTGCGGCACGTCGGCGTAGTCGATGGTCCGGGTTTTCTCTTCCAGCTCGCCGGCGGCGTTCTCGATCTGTGCCGTTATGGTCTCGCCCAGGCTGACAAAGTTTCTGCCTTGCCCGTCTGCCGGTATGCGGCGGCCCTCGAATGGTGCGCACCACGGGCAGGGATCGCTGCCAGTTGACCACACCAGATAGTCTGCTTCTGATTCTTTGTATGCGAACGACCTGCCCGCCTGGTTGGCCCGCTTGGTCTCGCTGCGTGCGATGGCCTGGGCACGGTCCACCTCGCCGAGCTTGCCCTTGCCCTTGAACCCTGGGATTTCCGCGATCTCGTCCCGCAGTTTCGACAGCGGCCCGCCGTCATCCAGCACCCGCTGGATAGATTCGCGTATCTTCGTCTGTGTCGTGCGGTTCACATTGGTAGCGAATAGCTCGATGAACTTCTTGCCCTCCGCCTGGAAGAACGCCGAGGCGAATGGCGAGTCTATATCGAACGCCACTGCGAAGCCCTGCTGCCGAGCGATGGTGGCACCTGTCGTACCGCCCGATGCGATCTGGGCTTTAATGTATTTCTCGGTCTCCGCGATCATGATCTCGTCCCACTCCTCAAGGCTGAACAGGAGCATATCCCAGATAGCCGAGGTCACAGGATCAGAGGGCGCCTTCGCACCCATAATTCTGTCCAACTGGTGCAGCAGGTCTTCACGCTGCTTATCGAAGATGCGTTGTACTGCGGTCTGCAGCCCGGGCGTCTTGGGTGCATCGCCCGGCTCGTCCTGAATTTTGTGGCGGTGACGACGGGACAGGCCACGTTCTCTGCTTGCCTCCGCATTATCGTCGTCGCCACCGCTTGGGAGGGGAGAAGAAGCACCGGATGCCGGGACTTCCCGGAACAGTTCGTCGCCGTCTGCGTGTGGCTCTTTACCCTCAGATTCTCTCACCTCGTTGATTGTATAGATCTTGTTCTGGACATATTCGACGTTCTTCTTCACTACGAATTCCTCGTCCTCGGGCACCGGGTCGGGGAACGTAACGAACATGGTGCGGTCTTCGTCGAACATCGGAACCAGCGTCTGGTTGATGGT